ATGGATAAGATATAGTCTGTGCTTGCACGAAAGTGCAAGATGCGAGTAGTGTCGCTGGTTAGAGAGTAGCGTCTCTAATTGAATAATCATCCTCTTAATTATTTCACGGTTTATATACTTGATATAAATATATTTTTCTGATATAATAAAAATAATTATTTTTAAATTATTTTTTTAGTGCAGAAAAGAGGTGAAATATCTTGATTAAAAGTTTTAAAATTAGAATATATCCAAATGAGGAACAGAAATTTTTACTTGAAAAAACATTTGGTGCCAACAGATTTATTTATAATTATTTTCTTAACTTAAAAATTAAATTATATGAATATTATAAGATAAATCTTAGTTATAATAACTCTTCTAAGGCTCTGACAGAGTTAAAAAAGCAAAGGACTTGGCTTAAACAAGTTGATGCTATTTCTTTACAACAAACTCTCAGAGATTTAGATAATGCTTACCAAAATTTTTTTAATAAAAAAAGTAAATATCCTAACTTTAAAAAGAAACAAGATAAAAACTCTTATCGTACTAATTCCAATATCAAAATTAATAATCGATATATAACGATTCCTAAAATAGGTATGTTACGTTATAGAGATACATATAAATTAGAAGAATGTAATATTTCTAAAATTTATAATATAACGATTTCTAAAACGCCTAGTGGAAACTATTACGCTAGTATATCAGCTGAAGTTAATATTCCAGCTTTTGAGAAAACCAATCGAAGTTGTGGTATTGACTTAGGCTTAAAAGATTTTTTAATTTTTGATACTGGTGAAAAAATAAATAATCCTAGAATATTAAAAAGTCTTGAAAAGAAATATAGAAAATTAGCTAAAGCTGTTTCAAGAAAACAACTTAAATCTAAAAATAGAAATAAGGCTAGAATTAAATTAGCTAAATTTCATGATAAAATCGTTAATACGAGAAAAAATTTTTTACATAAATTATCAACTAATTTAATTAAAGAATACGATATTATTTGCGTTGAAAATTTGTGTTTTAAAGCTTTTATGAGAACAAATAAAGCTAAATCCTATCAAGATGTAGCCCAATCAGAATTTATAAGGCAGTTAGAATATAAAGCTGAATGGTATGGCAAAACTATATCTAAAATAAATAGATTTTATCCATCCACGCAACTATTCTGAATGTGGTTATAAAAATCCTGATATTAAAAATCTTGATATTCGTGAATATGACTGTCCCGAATGTGGTACTCATCATGATAGAGATATAAACGCAGCAATTAATATTCTAAGAGAAGGATTACAAATTTTAGAAGAAACTATATAAATATATATTAAATATATAAAACCGTGAGGCACATGGGGATAGCCTATCGTCTGGACGTAAGACTTTTTTAATACAATATTAAAAAAGCAGACCTTTGGGTAGGAACCTCATCACTTTTAGTGATAAGAGGATGTCAGTAAGGCGCCAGATTTTCCGACTGGTGGCGAAATTTTAGGCTATGCCGATGCTATAAAAGCATATAAAGAAGGTCATGGTAAAGTAATACTTCGAGGAAAATATCATACAGAAGACAAAAAGAATAAAATCTTAATTGTATTCGATGAAATCCCTTGGGGTATTTGCAAAAAGAATACTGTTACTAAAATAGTTGAGCTAAGTAAAGAAAAACTTGCAGACGTTACAGAAATTCGTGACGAGTCTAATATGGACGGCGTTCGAATTGTAATTGAATGCAAAAAGACAGCTAATGTGGATTGGATTATTAAAAATATTTTCAAATATACAGATATGCAATCTAATGTTAGTATGCGACATGTAGCTTTACAAGATGGAAAACCAAAAGTTAATTTAACTTTATTAGAATTATTAGAAGCATTTATTGAGCATGCTATTGAAGTAATTCAAAATAGATGTCAATATGATTATAATAAATTAGATGAACGTTTCCATATTGTTGAAGCCATCACTAAAGCTCTCGAAACTAAAAATATAACTATTGAATTAGTTTCTAATGCAACCTCATTAAATGAATCTGTAGAGTCTTTAAAAGAACGATATGCTTTTGATGATAAACAAGCAAAGGCAGTTGCTAATTTAAGATTATATACATTAAATGAAGAATCAATTCAAAAATATAATGAAGAATATGAAGAATTAAATGCCAAAATGAATTTCTTATCTAATATTCTTCATAATGAAATGGAACTAATTAAATATACTCGCTCTGAAATTCAACAAGTTGCAAAACAATTTGAAAAAGATGAACGTAAAACAGCTATCGTAGATTATGTTGATGAAAACATTGACCAACGTGACTTCATTAAAAATGAAGATGTAGTTGTAGCCATTACTCATAACAATATGATTAAAGCTGTGAAGGCAAATGAATATTCTGCACAAAATCGTGGTGGTAAAGGTGTTAATGCCAATACTCGTGAAGATGATTTTGTAACGCAATTATATTCTATGCAAACTCATGACGATTTAATTTTTGCGACTAATACAGGTAGATTTTTATTATTGCCTGCTTATAAAATTCCTGTAGTCTCTAAAAATGCATTAGGTAAATATATTAATAATTATATTCCTCTTCAAGAAGGAGAAAAAATTGTTAATGTATTATCGTATACAGATAAAGAAGACTTAATGGTTTTATTCGTAACTAAACAAGGTCGTGCTAAAATTACCTCTACTAAAGATTTGCCTACACGAGCTAGAGCGTATCGTGCTATTAAATTAAGAGATGAAGATGAATTAGTTGAATGTTCTATTGTAAAAGATTTAAATCAAGATTTAGCTTTTATCACAGAACAAGGTATGTTAATTCACTTAAAAGCTTCATCTGTTAATATGCAATCAAGAAATTCTGGTGGCGTGAATACTGTTAAATTAAATGATAATGATATTGTTGTTTCTTCTCTTCATGTAAAAGAAGATGGTCAAATTGCTATCGTTACTAAAAATGGTATTGGTAAAGTATGTAATATCGAAGACTTCAGAATTACAAATCGTAATGCTAAGGGCTCTCGTTGTTATAAAGTTAATGAGAAATCTGGCACTATTGTTGGTGGTGCTCCTATTGAAGATGAAAATACAATTTATATTATTACAGTAAATGGTAAAATCATTAAATTAAGAGCCGAAGATATTCCATTAAAGAAACGCACTGGACAAGGCGTTAAAATGATTCGTTTCGACGACGATGATTATGTTAATGCCATTACTGTTGGTCCCAAAGAAGAGGAGGAAGAAGCCAATGAATGAAATGATTAAACAAGGTTTTATTCAATACCTTGGTTTAGCTTCTGATGATTCTCCTCTTCAAGGAGATAATGCTCTTCAAAAAGGAATTGGTGACTTATGTGAAATTTGCTTAGAAATTTCTGTAGATAAAAATAAACATGAACGAAATTTATTTATCTTAAAACCAATCTTTAGAGCAACTATATTTTTACTAGAAGAAAGATTGTCGCAAATCAAAGCTATTAAAAATGTAGATACGTATGCACAAGTTAAACAGTATGAAAGCAATATTCAATTTTTACAAAATTTAGTAGACAATATTAAAGAGGAAATTAATCATGAGTGAAGCAAAAACATTAGCTGATAAATTAGCAACAATTGATGCGATTACAGCTAAAATTAATAAAAAATATAATAAGACTGTAGTCGGTCGTATGGGTATTAGCGAAGACATTATTAATCAAATTACTATTGGTCGAATTCCTACTCCATCTATTGCATTAAATAATGCCATTGGTGGTGGGTTTCCTCGAAAGAGATGTACATTAATCACTGGCAAAAGCGATAGTGGCAAGACCACTCTCATCCTTGAAAGTATTAGTAAAATTATGGCAGTCGAACCAAGCTTCACGGCACTTTGGGTCGAATCAGAACATTCTATTGATAAAGAATATATTGTTGATACTTTTGGTGTAGACCCTAATCGATTAATTTTTGTTCCATTTGACCCAGAAATTGGTTCTGAAGCTACGCTAGATATGGTTCAAACTATTATTGAATCAGATAGTGTAGATTTAGTAGCGATTAATTCTTTGAAAGCTTTAATTCCTCAAAAAGAAAATGAAGCATCTCTAACTGAAGTACAGGTAGCTTTAGCTGCTCGTCAAAATGCTAAAATGTCTCGTAAATTTACAGCATTAGTGGCTAAACACAATATAGCTTTTATTATTGTATCACACTTGACAACGGACATTGGAAGCCTGAGTCGTGACCCTATGGTCATATCAGGCGGAGCGGCTATTCAGTACTGGTCCTCTTTGACTTTAGATATGAGAAAACGAGCTATTGGCCCTGGAGACCCAATTACTAAAGAAGAAGGATTAAAGATTCATGTAGCTGTTAAAAAGAATCATACTATTTCTAATCGTAATCCATATGTACAGGTAGATTATTATGCTATTTTCGGTAAAGGTATTGACCAGATGCTCGAAGTTATTGAAGAGGCATTTAATTCTGGTGTATTAGTACAACGTGGTGCGTGGATTAATTGGCTTGATGGCAATGGCGAAGTGATTGAAAAATTCAATGGTCGTGCTGCGATGAAAGAATTTTTCCATAATAATCCAGATAAATGGATAGAATTTAAGTCTTTGTTTGATGGTTCTGCTTCTGTAAAAGAATTATCTCAAGAAGAGATTAAAGAAATTGAAGAAGAATCTAAAGCTATTGAAGAAACAATTCCTGAAGAAGTAAAAGCTCAAGAAAAATTAAAAAATAGTCTTAAAAAAACTAAAAAGAAAGAAGCTAAATAAGATATAATAAAAATAATGATATAATTAAAGCAGGGTATAGTATATTATACCCTGCTTAGTTATCTTAATAATTCTTTTGCGAACCTTGTATAATATTGGTATGCCAATTCCTTGGCATACTTTTTATTATATATTTCGTAGAAAGAGAGGTATTATTTGTCAGAATGTGAATGGGGACATGAGAATTGTAAACATATTGGAACTGCCAAATGCTTTGGTTGTTTAATAGATGGTCAATTATTTGAGGAAAAAGAAGTTAAAATAAAAAAGGGCCTTAATAAACGACAACAAAAACAAGATAAACGACAAGGTTCTGGTTTTGAATACAAAAATCATGTTGCTAATTCTAAGTTATTAAAAGATGACATTCGAAGCTCAATGACTCTTAATAGTGGTGCTACTGTTATAGAGAAAGGCGATGAACAAATTCGTGGGCTTATTAATGTTATGGAAGAATTAAAAACAAGAACTGTTGAGCAAGCTCCTGGTAAAAAAACATTTACGATTCAAGAAAAGTGGTTATCTAAATTAAAAAGAGAAGCATTAGCAGAAAATATGGATTTCTATTATTTGAAATTCTCTTTTTTTGAAACTGACCCACAAGTATATGTTATTACAGAGCAAGAACAAATTATGTCCATGGTAAAAACTATGGTTGAAGATAGACGTTCTAAAAAAGTTCTTGAAAAGGATAAAGAAATTCTTCTTAAACATCAAGATGTATTAAATGCTAAAATCAATGAATTAAGAGCTGAATTAGCATTAGCTAAAGAATTAGTAAAAGAAGAGGATTGGCCATGAATGAAGAAAAAATATTACAATTAATTCATGAGGAAAATCCACCTAATCCGTTAGCATATGTTAAAGAATTAGTAAAACCAATGATGCGAAATAAAATTGAACAATATATTACTGAGTGTGAATATTGTCCTAATCGCTTTACTGGTTTTAAATCAATTCCTTTTGGCAATAATGATGCATCTATTATGATTATCGGAGAACAGGTATTACAATCCCAATTACAATTAAATAAAGATATTGTATATCCATTTGAAGGTACGCAAGAAATGGAAATTTTTAATACGTTATTCGAAGAATATCATATTAATACGAATCAGATTTTTTGGGTAAATGCAGTTAATTGTTTAACTCAAATAGAATTAAAAGGCGAAAAAATATTTAGACCATTTAATATTAGTGAACGAGATGGTTGCAAATTATTTTTGGATAACTTAATAGAAACGATTAATCCTAATTTAATTATCTGTTTAGGAGCATCTGTATATAATTTATTCAAAGATGAGCCTTTTAATAAAAATAAGAATCAAATATTTAAAATTAATACTATTGATGCTATCGCATTACAATCTCCTACATTTTTACTACAGCAAAGAGAAATTAAAGATGAAGAGCTTTGTGATGAAGATGAATTAGATTTTTGTAATGGATTAAAAAAAGCATTTGAATATTGCCAAGAAATATATGGTGGCAATATTATATTAGACAAATAAGAAAGGAAATAATACTATGTCTTTAATGGAAAAATTGCGTCAAAAACGTGCAGAAATGGAAGCAGCTCAACAAAAAGCAGAGGCCCCTAAAACATTAGAAGAAATCGTTGAAGCTAAACAACCCAGTTCTGAAGAAACGCAAGAACAAAAACAAGAAGAAACAACAGTATCTGTTGCTGATACAAAGGAAGAACCAACGGCAGTCACAGAAGAATCTACTCCAAAAGAAACATCTGTTGAAGTGGAGCCTGAACCTGTAGCGGATAATACACCTTCTGAAGATAAAGATTATACAACTATGCAACCAGTAGTATCAGAAAAAAAGGAGAACGAAAATGAAATCATTGCCAAAGACACTGCATCTGAAGAAACTGAAGAAACAGTTAAAGAAGAATCCAAAACTACAGAAAAAACTACTGGAGAAGAAGGAGTAGAGGAAAAACCTAAACGTCGTGGTCGTCCTCGTAAACATAAAGAAGAAGATGTAGAGGAATCTAACGAAGAAGAAGATTCTAAACCAGAGCATACTCCAGAAATTCTTTCTGCTATTGAAGAAGACATTGCAGAGCAAGAAAAGGAAGAAAAGCCTAAAAAGAAATCTGCTAAAAAACATGAATCTGTAGAACAAATCTCTTATGTTTCTATTGACGTATTAGGTGAAAAACTTGATGTAGATACTGCAACAGCTGAATATTTAAATTATTTCATTGATGCAGAATGGCAAGAAAAAGAAAAATATTTCTTAGATAAAGTAACTAATATTCGTATCGAAGCAGATATGAATCCTGGTACTTTGAAATTTACATTAGCAGATTTGTGTGCATTAAATGATGAAGTCATGCCTCATTATTTAGAACAAAAGAAAATTTATGACTCCTTAGTTAATAAAGATTTTGGTTCTGCTACTGCATTTAAAATTGCTAATTCCACTGGCTCTAATTCTGAAGAACGTAAACGTACTGGCACATTAGCATTAATGAAAGCTAAAATTAATGGTCAAGAAATTAATTATATTTCTTTGATTAATGCTGTGCAAATGCGGTATAATAGTCTTAACGAAATCATGAAAATGATTAAATATAAATCTGATATTTGCATTACAATGGCATCTGCCATTAAAACTGAAATGCAATTAGTTAATGGTTAAGGAAAAATTAGATGATTAAATCGATTAAAATTTCTGAGGAGCTTCAAAACCTCCTCAGCCAACCAACTGACCCTACATTAATTCGTAAGCGTCAACAAGGTGGTACAACATTATCTTATATTACAGGTTATGCTGTTATAAGAAAATTAAATACTGCTTTTGGTTATTGTTGGGATTGGAAAGTAAATAAAGCTTGGCTTGAAAATGTAGAAGGACCTAAGCCTGGTCAAGTATGTCATGTGCTTGGTACATTAACAGCAATGGTTACAGATGACAACGGTAATATTATACCTTTGTCTAAACAAGCTTATGGCTCTAAAGTTGCCATTCTTAAAGTAGGCCCACAAGATAATCAAAACTTGTATAAAGTAGCTTCCACAGATGCACTTAAAAAAGCAGCATCTATGTTTGGTATTGGTTCAGACTTATATCTTACTGAAGAAGAACAAGAGTTCTTGAATATGGAAGAACAAAGTCCTTGGGACGATGCAACCATTAATCAATATAAAACTGAATGGGCTTATATTCAAAAATTCCAAGAAGAATATGAAGTATCTGATGAAGAATTAAATGGTCTTGTTGCAGAATTTACTGGTGGCAATGTTAAATCTATTTTATTAATTAAACCTGAGTCTTTAAAAGAATTCGTTGAATATATTGAAAATTTAATTAAGACTCAGGGGGCAGAATAAAATGGCTTTATTATTTGCCGAAGATTTAAATTTAATTAGATGTAAAGATTGTAATTGTAGTGAATTAATTAAAAGAGAAATCACTCAATTAATTAATAATAAACACAATACATATCAATCTATTAATAAAAAAACAGAATATATCTGTAAAAATTGTGGTGCTATTGTCGTAACTATTGACGACGATGGTCACTCTTATATTAAATAAAAGGAATTAAGATGGACAAATTAAAGATTTACGACGTAAAGTGGGAATCTGATGCTTCTGGTCCATCTCCATTTAATAATATTAGGACAGAAGTGTTTCTCGCTGGCTGTAGAATTGCTAGAGAAGGAACACCATGTCCTGGCTGTTTTAATCCAGAGCTGTGGCAACAAGATGTTTACACAGCTCTTTCTTCTTGTACAGAAGTTGCATATCAAATTCATAAATTTGGAAGTAAATATGTAACTTTTGTAGGAGGAGAACCATTAGACCAAGCATGGCCGTTAATTGAAGTATGTGAGCGGCTTAAATCATTAGGTCATCATATTATTATTATCACACACTATACAATTAATGATATTTATGATATGGGGTTAGAATTATTATTCGATGTCTGTGACATTATTATAGATGGAGAATATAAAAAAGAATTGCATCAGTTTAGTCATGATATCAAAGATGGCTTTACGAACGTAATTGGTTCTGGAAATCAAGTTGTATATGATTGTAAGAATGAAATTGGAATGCCTGCTGGAATTTTAAAAGGTATTTCATTAGATGAGAAAGACAACTTGGTATTTCATATGAAAAAATAAGAAAGGATATTATGAACTACGGGGAAAAGCAAGTTGGGGCAGATACTGTATATATTGAAGATGCAACATTTGATGCATTAAAAGGAAAAAGAATTACAATTCATCGTATTGCACCAATGAGTTATTTACAAAGAGCAGAATCTAACGAAAAGTTTTTCGATAATTATATTGAAATTAAAGCATTTAATGAATCAGATAATATAACATTTACTGCTTCTTTAGAAAAATACAAATATTCTAAATCTATTCAAAAGAAACCGTTAGCAGAATTAATGCTAGAACATATGACTGGTAAAGAAGACAAAATGGAAGATTTTGAAATTATCGATTCTATTTATCATGAATTAGCTAAAGAGGTTTCTAAAGATTTGTATTTAGAAGATAATGTATTACATACTGGATTAGAATTAGATTGTATTGGCATCATTGAATTACATAACCAAGTTATTAATGTATTTAATAAAGTAGTATTTGATAACAATGGTATTCAACTACTTAATAATGTCAAAACTATTTATTTAGCTAAAGAAGATTTAAAAGATATTGTTGTTAAAATTTTAGTAGATGATAGTCATCATATTATTATTGATAATATTAAAGAAGTAAACGAACCAATGAATAACGATAGAAGTATTAATATTTTTGTTCTTGGTGCAATGAATTTAAGTAAACGCTTCGAAGATTTTGTTGTTGTTCAACAAGATGCAGATGAATCCTTTGAAGCATATGGTATTCGTTTACTTAAAGAAATTAATGAAGACAAAAGGTCAATTGTATTTGATTTAGACATTGACTTATAAGAAAGGAAAATAATGAGAGATTTAACAGAAATCCGAGATTTGTTAGCGGCTAAAACAGAATGTATTTGGGTGCAAACAATCGAAGAACAAGATTTTTTAGATGATTTCCTAACTATGTTAGTAGATAATCCTAAATATCAAAATGTTAATATTAAAGAATGGACTAACACTTCTGGCGTTACGCCAGTAGATTTAATTACAGGTCCAGTATATTCAAAAACAATTATTGAATTAAGAGAAGTACCTGCATTATTTGAAAAAGGTATCATTCCAGACTGCTTCGATGAAGAAAATACCAATACACAAAACATCTGGATTTTAAAAGATTTAGACCCTATGTTTCAAAATCCAAAAACAGCACGATATATTCGTGACGTAAAAGAAGGTCGCAAATCTGTTTCCTATAGTCCAATCATCGTTATTTCTCCTAACCAAGTTAATGGAGATGTAGCACATTTATTTAAAGTAGTTGAGTATTCTTTGCCATCTTCTGTAGATATTTTTAATTACATTACGAACGTACCAATGCGTACATTAGAAAAATATAAGCAAAGAGCTCCAGAAGATAAAAAAGATTTAATTGAAATTCCTACGTTAGATGAATTAGAAAAAATTGCTAAAGCTTGTTCTGGTTTAACGATTAAAGACGTAGCTCAATTATGTAAAGAATCTATCGTTAAGTTTAAAACGATTAAAGCAGACTATTTAGCACAATCTAAAATCGATATCGTTAAAAAATCTGGTGTATTGGATTATAAAATTCCAGAAGTTAAAATGTCTGATATCGGTGGTTGTTCTATTTTAAAAAATTGGCTATATGAACAAGAAATTGCTATGAGTCCAGCAGCTCAAAAAGCTGGTCTCGATATGCCAAAAGGTGCTTTATTCTTAGGTATCCCAGGTACTTCTAAAACTATGAGTGCAGAAGCATTCGCTGGCGAATTAGGTGTACCACTTATTAAATTATCTATGGATAAAATCATGGATAAAATGGTAGGCCAATCTGAACAAAAAATCGCTCGAGCACTTGAAGTTGTTAAAAAGTGTGCTCCATGTGTGTTCCTCATGGACGAAATTGAGAAAGCGTTAGGCGGGGCAAGCTCCCAGCAAACTGATGGCGGTGTTGGAGCTAGAGTAATGAAAGCATTATTGGAATTCATGAACGATAATGAAAATGGTATTTATGTTATCATGACTTCTAATGATATTTCTGTTATGCCTCCAGAATTTACACGTTCTGGTCGTATCGATGCACAATGGTATTTTGCATTACCTACTACTACTGAACGCGAAGCTATTTTTGATGTGCATTTAACTAAACGTAAAGTTACGTTAGATGATACATTAAAACAATATGCCGTTCGTCATACAGAAAAATATACTGGTGCAGAAATTCAACAAGTGGTTAAAAACTTGAAACGAATTAATTATATTCGCACAATGGAACAAGAAGATAAAAGTATTGTATTAGAAGACATTGAAAGAGCTATTCGAGAAGTAATTCCTATCGCAGAATCTTCTAAAGAAAAAATTGCTATCTTGGACCAATATTGTGAAGGTCGTGCTCGTAAAGTTTCTGAAGATGAAGTTAAAGAAGCTAAGCGTCGTAGTTCTGTTTTAGACCTTGATTTATAAAGAGAAGAGGGGTATAATGAAGAGTAAGATTATTCAACAATTTAAGGGTACTATTAATGGTGTAGAAGTATTCGATAAGGTTACTTTCTACACCTGCGATTGGATTTTAAGATTAATCGAAGACAAATTTGATATGGAATTGCCAACAGAATTCGTCTCTGACTTAGTACATGTAGTACAAAAAGTATATGATGATGAGGGTGTTGACTGTATTGGAAATTTAGAAAATGATTTATTTATTTGGGTAGAAGATGTCGAAGATGGAGAGCCTATTACATCTTTAGAATTAATGCCAGAACAATATAATATTAGTTATAGTTATTTCGATGCATTAAATCGGAAAATTAAAGATTGGGATAACTGTTACAAACAATAATTAAAAAAATTTTTATTTAATTTAAAGGAGGACTATTATGTCTTGTTATCGTCGTTACACATGTGATGTATTAAAAAATGTGGATAAAGAATTATTAAATAAAGCTATGCGTGAATTGGGTTGTGAACTTGACTGGAATGTAAACAAAATTACATGGCGTCATGGCAACGATGGTGATACTGTTGATGCTGCATTCTCTGATAATCGTCTTGGTATTATTATGAATGGCGATGAAGAAGGTCATTTAAAAGTCGTTGGTGACTTCTGGATGACAGGTCTTAAAGAAAAAACTTTCGTTGATAATTTAGCTCAACAATATCAAAAGCATAACGTTATTCAACAAATCGAACAATCTGGTTATTTAGTAGAATCTACTGAGCAAAACCAAGCAGGCGAAATTGAAATTATGGCATATTGCTTCTAATTAAAATAATATAAGGCGTATAGAAAAATTAAATAGTCTATACGCCTTATTTTTAATAGACAAAATAAAGAGAGATATATAAAATGAAAACACTACGAATGTATTTTACTAAACGTTCCGACATGTTATGTTTTTTACATACTATGTTAGGATATTGCAGTAGTGGTACAATATTAAGAAATGTAAACTTTACTGTTAATTATGAGTGCTACGGCAATAATGTAATTTATCGTGTTAAATGTGCTAATGAATTTTTAACATGGACATTTAAAGTTAATGTTGGCGAAAATATTTCATTATTATTTAATTATAAAAATGAAGAATCAGAATTAGCAGAATCTGTAATTAAATATATTGTACCAGAAGTTAAAAGGCTATTGGTTAATAGCTATAAGTTAAAACTAAAACAAGGAGACGATTACATATGGAAAAGAGATTCAAAGTAATTATCGATAAAAAAGGAAATATTCAAGTAGAAACATTGCAAGGTTTTATTGGACAAGAATGTCATCAAGCAGTTGACCAAGTGATGCAAGTAATTAATGGTGTACCTGAAGTTAATACAGATAAAGATGATTTCTATCTTTCTGATGACCCAGGTCAATTTTTGAATTTGAAATAGGAGATTTTTAATCTCCTTATTTTTTTATAGGAGATTAAAAAAATGGACACTAAAGAACAGATTTTAGAAAAACTTAATGAACAACAAAAATTACCTGTTATAAATTATCCAAAAAGCATGGCAGTTATTGCATCTGCTGGCAGCGGGAAAACTTTTTTAATAACACAACGAGTTGCTTATATGGTTTTAGATGGTATTAAACCAGAAAACATTTTAATGTTTACTTTTACTAAAAAAGCGGCTGAGGAAATGAAAGAACGTATTATTAAAACAGTAGGCGAACAAGCTGAAAATTTAACAGTATGCACTTACCATGCTTTTTGTGTAAAATTATTAAGAAAATATTGTCATCTAATTGGTTTTTCTAACCCATTTTCTATTTATGACCCAGAACAATGTTTCGAAATTATTATGGGTATTTTAAAAAGAAATGAATTAGATTATGACCCTGGTTTTGTATTAAGCTACATTTCTGATTGTAAATTAAATATGTTATCTCCTGATGATGCTATTGCTTCTGAAGTAGATAATATTGAATATGCATATATTTATAAGGAATTTCAACAAATTTTAAAAGCACAAAATGCTTTTAATTTCGACGATTTAATTTATTTTACTATTCGTATTTTAGAAAATTTTGAAGATGTATTATGCGAAGTTAATAGCCAATATCAATATATCATGGCTGATGAATTTCAAGACAGCAGTACTCAGGATATACGTTTTATCAAATTATTAGCTGGTAAAAAATTTCATCTTTGTATGGTTGGCGATAATGACCAATCAATTTATGCATTCCGTGGAGCTGATATTTCAGCATGGGGACAATTTGTTAAAGAACATAATGTTACTGTATATAAATTAGAACAAAACTACCGTTCTACACAAACTATTGTTAATGCTTCTAATTCTGTAATTGAAAATAATACTAAGCTATTTGATAAAGTAGCATATTCTAAAGGTGAAGTTGGTGCTTCTGTAGTTAGTTTTGAGTTAGATACTCATAAAAAAGAAGCGACTCGTATTACGCAAATTGTTAAATCTTGTATTAAGCAAGGTTATAGAGAAGAAGATATTGCTGTATTATATCGCATGTCTTATTTAGGCCGTACAGTAGAGGATTCTTTTTTGGCTAATGGAGTTAACTATCATATTGTAAATGGATTACCTTTTTATAATCGTGCAGAAGTAAAAGATTTATTATCGTATCTTCAAGTATTCAATAATCCAAAAGATTTCACAGCTATTTGTCGTGCACTTCAAGTTCCTAAACGAGGCTTTGGCGAAAAAGCAATTGAAACTTTGACATTCCATTTTTTAAATCGCACAGATGAAGTTAAAAATGTTACTACTATGAAAAAAGTATTAATGTCTTGCGAAGGATTAACTGCGAAACAAAAAATTGGTATGCGTAATTTCATTGCTATTATGGAACAAATTGAAATTAATAGTGCTTTTATGAACCCAGCTATGTTAATTGATTATATCGCAGAAGCTGTTAATTATCGTGAATATATTAAAAAAACAAAAGATGCAGAAGAGTTTGAAGCTCGCTGGCAAATTGTTCAAGAATTAATTGCTATCGCAAAACAATCTAACGACTTGCAAGATTTATTAGAGTCTATGGCTGTTGGCCAAAAAGAATCTGATGGTAAAAGTGGTGGTGTAACATTAACTACTATTCATTCCTCTAAAGGATTAGAATGGCCAATCGTTATTGTGATGGGTTGTAATGAAATGCAAATTCCTTCTTTTATGGCTATTAAATCTCATATGGAAGAAGAAGAACGTCGTTTATTTTATGTAGCTATGACGCGTGCAAAATCTTTTTTATTTTTAACTCGTCACAATAAATCTAATTCTCGCGGAACTTGGAGAAATTATGATGAATCCAGATTTGTAAAAGAAATTGATGACAAATATATCAAACGTATGTAATACTATAGATATGAAACAATTAGTATTAAAATCAAAAGAAGGGTCTTCCTACGAAATTGAAATTAATTCTGTTTCTAAGGAAGACCTTAATTATTTATTTTATCTTTTTAATTCTGGTAAAGTTCAATATAATCTTAATAATAAAACTTGGATTGTTTCTGAGTCTATTTATCAAGAATTAGAAAATAAATTTTCTGTAGATTCGTATTTTAATTTAGGTTATTGTATGAAATTGCAACCTTATGACTATCAAAAAGAGATTGCAAATTTTATTTTACATAATAAAAAGGCCCTTGTAGTCGCTCCTTGCGGAGCGGGGAAAACACCAGTTGTTATTTGCTCTTATTTAGAGGCTTTGCATAAAAATGTAATTAATGGTCCTGGACTTATTGTTGTAAAAGCTAGTTTGAAATATCAATGGAAACAAGAAATTAGTAAATTTTCTGATTTAAAAGCTACTGTAATTCAAACATATGCAGAATTAACTTCTAATATAACAAATAGAATTAAGAATAGAGAATCTAAAAAAGAAAAGACTAAAGAATTAAAGGAAGAAATAAAACAATTAAAAAAAGAACGTAGCCAATTATTTAAAAATCAATTTAAAGGCTACGATTTATATATTTGCAACTATGAAACTTTATTAGATAAAGAAGTTAGTAAAGAATTATTAACTATGAATTTAGAATTCGTGGCGGCAGATGAGATACAGTATGCCAAATCAAATACTTCAAAACGAAATAAAGCATTAGCTAAATTTGGTAATGCGAAGATGACTATTGGAGCTACTGCTACACCGGTTCAAAATAATCCAGAAGATATCTATGGATTATTTAAATTTATACAGCCTGAATTGTTTCCTAAAAAATCTGATTTCTCTTCTTTATATTTAAAATATGGTGGTTATGGTCGTGTGATTGGAGCCAAGAATACTAAACAATTACACACCAAAATTAAACCATATATGATTATTAAAGATAAAAAAGATGTAGCAAAACAATTACCTCAATTAGTTGTGAATCAATTATATTGTGAATTTGAGCCAGAACAATTAGAGATGTCTAATAAATTATTAGATGAGTTAGCTGAAATGAAACGTAAACTAGAAGCATTAGACAAAACATTATCTCCTGCTGAAGCATTACATAATGAAGAGCGTGTTAAATTAGATGCTGGTATTATGGCTCGTCAAGCGTTTGCTCAAGAACTTGCTAATTCAGAATTATTATTATCTGAATCAGAAAGCGAAATGGCTAAACAATATATAACTGGGTGTAAAGAAAATCATAAATTAGATTTATTAATGAATTTAATTGAAGAAATCATTGAATCTGGTGAAAAAGTAATTGTATTCTCTAAATTTAGACGTATGCAAGATGTCATTACAAATAAAATTAAAGAAATAAAATCGTTAAAAGATGTAAAAATTGCTTATGTAAATGGTTCTATTTCTGGTGATGATAGATATAATGAAGTATATACAAAATTTAGAGATAATGATGCATATAAAATATTATTATGTTCTGATGCCGGTGCTGAGGGTAGATTTATGCCCTCTTTAAATTTCTTAAATTGACGGGAAACTCCTTAGAGCTTAATCTACTAACCATGCATAGTGATATAGCATGGGGCGAGAATAATTACCTCGGTATAGTAAAAAAGATTAAGATTGGACAATCCGCAACCAAGCATCTTCGGTGACGAAGATGAAGGCTCAGAGACTATTGAAAGTATCTCTATGAGATATGAGTAAACAATATATTATTTATATATTGAACAAGAAATAATTTTGTGATATAATGCATGTACAGAAGGTATACTTTTTATATAATTATTAAAGTAGGTGCATTATGGAAATAACTAAAAAAATATTAGAAAAATTAATTTTTGAAGAGCATATGACAGATATGGATATTGCGAATCATTTTGATGTTCATTGTTCAAAGATAACTGGATTAAGATTTAAATATAAAATTAAAAGGTTGCATAAAAATAATGAATGGCTAATTGACCAATATTGCAACCAAAAAAGAACTATTATTTCTATTGCTAACGAAGCTGGTGTTAATAGAGATGAAGTTAGAAAAGAATTAAGAAAATTAAATATTGAACCGGATTATGAAATTATGAGACAGGGTTCAAAAAAACATGATTATGATGAAAGTGTTTTCGATGTTATAGATACAGAAGAAAAAGCATATTGGTTAGGTTTTCTTATGGGTGATGGTGACATTGAAAAAGTAAAAAGAAAACGGTCTGATGGAAGTTATTATATTAATCATAGATTGAATTTAAATTTAAAATATTCTGATATTAGTCATATAAATAAATTTTTAAACTTTTTAAAATGTACAACAGTGACCCCTAAAAAAAAATTAGTCAAAATGCCTTCAGGTAATTTAGCTGAAATTGCTTCTATAAGAATCAGTTCTAAACCATTAGCTGAGTCACTAATTAATCATGGTGTAATTTCAAATAAGAGTTTGAATGAACCAGAACCAATTGAATTACCTGAAAAATTTATTCCAGATTTTATTCGTGGATTATTTGATGCTGATGGGTGCATTGCAAATGCCAAAGGAAATTCAGTAGGAACGGTTTCAATATGCGATGGAAAAATCTTAATGGAGTGGGTAAAAAAACAATATCCATTTTTTAAAATAAAAGAAGATAATATTTCAAAAGGGTTGTATATATTGTCTTTATATAAACAAGATGATAAATTAAGTTTTCTTAATTCAATTTATAAAAATGCTAATATTTATTTAGATAGAAAATATGAAATGTATTTAAAAACAAAATTAAAGATAGAGTCCAAGCTTATTAGAAATAATAAGAAAAAAAATAAAACTGTTAAATCTCAGCAGGTGTAAGTATTTGATAGAATATGAAGCTGCGGATAGTTATGCAATTCAAACACAACGACATGGCAGACTTGAACGTGCAGATTCAATTCATGACACTGTATTCGTATATCAATTAATTGTCAAAGATTCTTATGACGAAATTGGTCAAAAAATAATCAATAAAAAAAGAAAATATGATGCTGAAATTGTAAAAGGCATTTATTAGTTATAGCCACCTTGTATAATACTGGGTGGCTATAACTATTTTATAAGGAGGAATATATGCAACAAGAACGCATTCCAAAAGAGCAAATCCAAAAAGATATTAAGAATGGTGTATGCAAAGTTATTGACGGCTTTTTCGTATACTCAGATAAAGTAGTACAATATACATCTCATTTTGGATATACAATTAATCGTGGTACTCTATATAAAGGTAATGGTATGGTTATCTCAAGAGCCACAGATAAAAAACGTTTTTCTGTTGCTCGATTAATTGCTAAAGCTTTTTTAGTAGACCAAGAAACAGATGATTTCTTTGTTGTTTATAAAGATGGAAATAAACAGAATTGTTATATTAATAATTTAGAAGTTCAATACAAATCAAAAGAAAAATATTGTAAAATCTGTGGTAAAGAACTTGGTAGAAATAATAAAACTAATGTATGCTTAGATTGTAGACGCAAAAATGATGATATTTTAGCAACAGAAGAAGAAATTTTAGTTCGCAATGAAAAATTCAAATATGCTAATTTAGATGATGTGTCTCAAACAACATTAGATAAATTACATTTATATTTGCAGGGTTATACATATCAATATATTGCTAATAAATATGGAGTAACCCGTCAAGCGATTGAATATTCTTTGAAGCGTTTACTAGATAAAAATCGTCGTAAACACAATAAAAAAAATAATAAAGAATTAATTACAAGACTACAAAAAGCAATTGAAGCGAAACAAGAAGAAATTGGTAAGTTATCTTATCAAATTATTGAAAAACAAAAAGAAATGAATAAATTAATTCGAAAACAAAACGTATTAATTAATCAATAGAAAGTAGGTAAAAATGGCGAATGAATCTTCTTTTACTGGCGAAGTTATTTTCTTTCATAAAAGATTGAGTAATACGCCAGAAAATGTTAGAAAATTTATAAAAATCCTTGATGTATTCTTAGAATTGACTAATACATATTATGGTGGCTTTCAAGAAGTCACTACAGATGACATGGAATTTAATAAACAAGCTGATTATGTAGAATCTATATCTTATTATTTCTTCTCCTGTGGTCGTTGGACCTATGAAAATTCTTTTAATTACATTAATAAATTATGTAAAGAAGGATTTGAGCGAGAATTAAATAATATTAAAGAAAATTTTCCAGATTGCTATAATGATATTTCTTTTTATGATGTAATTGGATTAGGTTTCCAAGTAACCGGTACAGATTACGAGCCAGCTTGCCAAGTTTTATATGAATTTGATGCCGAAAGTGAAATCATCGGCATCAAAGAAAATGACGAAACTGAATATGAAGTTAGAATTAATTCTTGTGAAGATATTCCATTTACTGCCGAGAATGTAAATGAAGCTATTGATGCTATAGAACTTTGTGATTTTTGCACTCAATATGGTTTAGAATTATTTTTAGATAAAATATTTCTTATTCATATTAATGATACATTTAATGGAGATTACTTTAAAAAAATCATGCCTACAGTGTATAATACATATGGATATCGATTAAAAAATATAGATTTAAAAAATGATATCTACAGTATTATGCTAGGTATTATAGCAAAACATACTGAATCCTATGGACCATTTCAATTAAGCGATATTTCTTATTATATGAATTTAGAAAAAGATGATGCTATTATTTTTGAACCTTTTGGAGAAGATAATATCATTCCTATTTTTAAAGAAATAGAACAGTCTATCAAAGATTATATTGGTCAAAAATATATTGAAAATAATATGAGGGTTAACTAAATGGCTAATTATTCTAGGTTTTATGGCGAGGTGCTTTTTTATAATAAAAAAATAAAAAATACTGAAGACAATCGGATAAGGTTTAAAAAATTTCTTTCTGATTTTATCGAATATAATAATAGCAGAAATCCTTCTTTTGAATTATGTGATGATATATATTTTGATGAAGAGTCAGAATATCTAAAAACGACTCGTATGTTTTTTAATTCTGAAGCTAAATGGACATATCAAAATGGGTTTCAAGATATATTAATTATGGATATAGCTGATATTGGTATTATGAATAATACATCAAAAGAAGCATATCGGCTTGAAGATTTTATTGGATTTGGTATTAATGTAACTGGCACTGATTTAGAAGAAGGTTGTCGTTCATTTTATGATTATCGTAGCATTAAAGAAGTAGCTGGCGTTAGAGATAATCATCATTTAATTATTTCATTTTTAGTAAATGAAGTGACTCCAAAAGAATATAATGCTAAAAATATTAATGAGTTTGAAGCTAATTTAATATATGGAGATTTATTTACTGTCTATGGTATAGATGTATTTTTTCATACTATGATGAAAGACTATCGTGAATATGATAGTGAATTTAATTTAGTTATAAAAAAATATGCTCCTACATTAGTATCATTATATGAAAATAATCTATTAGGAAATTATCTTTTAAACGATATTCAAGAGGATTTGTGTTCTATTATTCTTAAAGTTATTCAAGAAGAATATACAAAAAATAATTCACCAATTGATGGAATTATTAATCTTGAAGATATAGACTTTTTAATGATTGAAGATAAAGACGATAAGAAATTAGTTTTAAATTATGATAATACAGATTGGTATACCATATTCCAAAATATAGAAAAAAGTATTAAAAAATATATAGGCAGTAGAGGATTAAAAATATGTCAAATCACTTCGTAGGCCATATTAGTTTTTTTAATTCATATCTTGAAAATACAATAGAAAATCAAAATATGGTCAAATATTTTTTGAGACAAGTTAAGGCTCAATATCCTGAAGTATTAACTATTGATGATAGTGATATTAGCAATATGCCCTTCTTCCAAGGTTGTGACACAGTTCATACTATGCCTATTCCATTAAATTGTGAAATCACTATTTTACAAGAATTAAAAATATTACAGCTGTCAGATTTAGAAACTATTTCTGATAAAATAATAGGGTTATCTTGCCGTATATCTGGTAAATATTTATCATTTAGTTTAGAAGAGATTAGACGAGTTGATACTATTGAAACTCTTAATAAAATTGAAGGTTATTATATGTGGACCGGAACGGATTCTAAATTATTTCATATGACTGAATCTAATATGGACATGAGAACAAGTTTTATCCCATATACAGCTCAACATATTAATGAAATAGATGAAGATTATTTTTACTATGACTTTAACACTGTATATGGAATAGATATATTTTTAAAGGCTATGTTTACTTCAATTTATGATGATATTGTGGATTATCATATGGAAAAATTAATTCCAATTCCATCAGCTATATTAGATATTATATCTAGCGAGTATTTAGAATCTGATGATAAACTTCAGGATTTTTTATTATTGGCTAAAGAAATTTTTAATAAATATGCTCATACTAATTTTGTGCCAGAATCAATTCAACTGATTACATTAACTGGCAATGGTTATGATATAGAATTGTTTCATAAAAATTTTTCTAAATCTTTAAATTATATGATGCAAGAATTAATTTCAGAAGCTAGTAACTATCTTATTATTTAATAAGAAATGGGGTGATGTAATTGCCTTTTGTATTTTTCTTCGCCATCTGTATGTTATATTATTTTAATAATGATTATTACAAAATGATAGCATTCTGTGTATGGTGTATTTGTGCTATGATTTATGGCGTAGCGTATGTAATTAAAAGAAAGGACGTTAAAGATGAGCCTCTCATCAATATTCAAACAAAATATGGAAATCGGGAATAATGAAATTCCAAATGTTATTTTTAAAGCAGACGAATCATTAATTTGTGATTTATTAGAAGATATTGAAGCTCAAGATAACGAATTAATCTCTGGTAACTCTTTAGATAATCCAGAACAAATGACTCGTGAAGAAGCAGAATATTTTACTAAAAAATATATTGAAGCAGCTAATGAAATTAAAAAAGCAGAAGAATCTGCGAAACAATATATGGAACAGCAACAAGAAAAAGTAAACAACTGGTTAGAAAAAATTAATAAATCTAATCAATTTTATTTGTCTGTATATGGCGATGCTTTAAAAGTATATGCCGAAAAAGAAATGGAAGAAACTGGGAAGAAATCTATTAAGCTAATCGAAGGCACTTTATCTTTTAGAAAAGCTCAAGATAAATATGAATATAATGAAGAAGAACTTCGTGCGTCTTTACAAAATAATCATATTGATGATTTCTTCGAACCAGTTGAACCTAAAATTAAAAAGGCAGATTTGAAAAAAGCTGGTACAGTTATTAATAATAAATTATATATTAATGACACATTAATTGAAGGTGTAACGATTACACCACAAGACAAAACATTTACGATTAAATAAAGAGAGGAAACAGTATGAGATATTCAAAAGAATTCATAGAGGCTGTTAAGAATAATACTAATTTACTAGATTTAATTTCTGAATATGCTTCTGATATTCGGAAGGTATCTAGTACTGTTTGGATGTGTCGTTGTCCGCATCCAAACCATAATGATAGCACAGCTTCATTTAGAATTTGGTTCGAGAATAATAGATGGAGCTGGGCTTGTATGGGTTGCCATTCTGGTAAAAAAGATACAGTTCATAAGAATTATGGTTCTGATGCCATTGCATTTTTACAATGGATTTCTGATGCACCTGGCAAAAAAAGAATTTCTTTTGCAGAAGCTATTGAAATATTAGCCAAAAAAAATGATATGCCATTAGAAGAAAATAACTTTGCGTTTGAATATAAAATTTTAAAGGCAAGAGCGAATGGTTATCATGCTGGATTAACTAAGAAAGCAAAAGAGTATTTATATTCTCGTGGGTTAGAAGATACAGATATTAATACATGGAATTTAGGTTATGCAGTTACGCAAGAACAAGGTAAATTAATTGAACGAATTACAATTCCATTAATTGATTATAATCAAAATATCGTTGGTTTTTCTAACCGAGATTTAAATGATATTTCTAATGCTAAATATGTTAATTCTAAAAATGATAATGTATTTAATAAATCTAAATTCTTTTTTGGTGCTAACTATTTAGATAGAAATTACGAAGAAATTCGTATTACCGAAGGAGCTATGGACGTTATCTTAGCTTCTAAATATGGTGTTAAAAATATTGTAGGATTACTTGGTACTGCATTAACAGAAGAAAAAGTAGACATTATTGCTAAGCTTAATATGGTTCCTGTATTATGTTTAGATAATGATAATGCTGGAAAAAAAGCAGTGCAACGTTCTTTACAATTATTAGCAGAAAAAGATATTTTTGCTAAAGTATTTATCATTCCATCTGGTAAAGATATGGCTAATTTAGCTAATGAATTACAAGAGGGTTTAGAAGAATATATTTCTAATCACGCTAAACCATATTGGCAATATCAATTAGATGAAAGCATTGATATTTATGATGCACTAATTGTGCAAGCTAAAAATAAAGTATTTAAAAAAGTGCTAGATGCATCTAAAGCGGCACAAACAGAAGAAGAAAAAGCACTCATGAAATCATATGTGCTAGAAAGGATAGGTATTGTTTTATAATGTTCTTGTGTGATGATTGTCAGATTCGGTCTATCTGTAAAATTTATGACAACATCATTCAGTATAGAGATATTATTGCTCTATCTGAATGTGGAGCTAGAAATTTAATAGATAAACAACAGAATAAATCTACACCAATTTTTAATGAACCAGAAGTTGATATAGAAGAACGAATTGCAGCGATTCAAAAATTAACTCCTGAGATACAAGAAGAAATTGATTATATTAAAAAAGATGAAACTAATGTATGCCAGGATTGTAAAAAAGAAAATACAGATTTACTAATCTGTAGTGAGTGCCAAAAACAAATTTGTCCAGACTGTGCAACAGAAGATTTCGATGGCAATGTATATTGTCAAGAATGCTATGATAAAAAAGATGGAGAGATGCTGTGAGATATGAATTAACTAAATATCTAAATCGGCATAACATTGAAGGGTTTTCTTTAAGTCAATTAAAATATATTAGAAATGGGTTGGACCAAGACTGGAATTATTCTAATGATATCTTAGGAGATATTCGTTTATATAAAAAAAATGGTGGTAGTATTAAACATCTTGAATGTATTTGTAAATATTATTCTAAAATAGATGGTTATAAGGTACAGCAAAAAGAAAATAAATATGCTACATGTAGAGATGCAAGAGCACTTTTATTACGTAAAGACCCTAATGAAGATACACCAAGATGTATTGATTGTCATACACAGGCTTTACAAAGATATAAAGATGGCGAATTAAAACGCATTAATAATGCTAATACTATTAAGAAACGAATATTAAAAAACCTATGAATTACGTTGAATTATCTGAGTTTTTGCGAAATAAGAATGCCAGTATTCGTCTCACAAAACAGGATTTTTGGGAGTTAGAAAAAAATATTTCTAAAAAATATACTTGCCAAAAGAAAGTTTTTGGGATATACTGTGTGAGAAGTCGGTTTTACCCCGATAATTTCGTCTATATGCAATGTATATGTAACTATTTTGCTCCAGATAACTATAGTATTTCTGAATGGAAAACAGCTACAAACCTTGATAAGTTCGATACTTGTTACCTGACACAATCTGAATGTTTCGGCGATATGCCTATCTTTACAGAAAATTATTGTTTCAAATGTCATGTAATGGCTATCAATAAATATTTAAAGGGTGAATTAGCATTGTATAATGACAGATTATATAAATTTTAATTTTCACGAAGGAAGAGGTAACTCTAAATGAAAAAAGCTGATTTAATCAAAACTATTGCTGCGAAAGCAGAAACAAAACAAACTGTAACAGAAGCTGTATTGAAAGCATTCGCTGAAGTTGTAGTAGACGCAGTTAAAGCTGGTGACAAAGTTCAACTCCCTGGTTTCGCAACATTCTCTAAAAAAGAAATTGCAGCTCGTGACTACAAAAAACCTGGTACTACTGAAACAGTACATAAAGAAGCATCTGTTTCTATCAAATTCAAAGTAGCAGAAAAAGCTAAAGAAGCTTTGAATGCATAATAGTGAACAAGTATATACTGTTCCTTTTATAGCGACTCGTCATATTCCTGAAGGCTTTTGTGATATTAAACAAAAGCTTTCGGATTTTGACACAAAAGGTAGCTTTGTTTTTCGTAAGGACGCTGAGGGGAATAAAACTCTTCAGCAACCTATCGCCTTTATTGTTGTACGAGATGAACGCAGAAAACGTTTTTTTCTTGGTAAACGTATTGGCGGAGACGAAAGGCTCCACGGGCAACTATCTTGTTTCGGTGGTCACATAGACAAGATAGATGCTAAGCAACCTAATATATCACTTATCGAATCTTGTGCGTTACGAGAAATTAATGAAGAATTAAATTTAACTTTTTATAAAAATGACACCTTATCAAATTCACTTCATTATATTGGTACTGTACGAGACACAAATAGTGATACCGGTGACCATTTAGGGTTTGTTTTTGTATTAGATATTAAAAATTGTTCAATCAAAGAAACAGATAAAATTGAAGGTATCTGGATTTCTTATCACAAAATATTAACAAATTATTTTTATAAATTAGATAGTTGGACACACTTCGTTATTGAATATCTATATAAAACAACAGACCTAAAAGAATATTTACATAAGAAAAAGGGCTAGTATATAATAAAAATATACTGGTCCTTTTATTATATTTAAGAGAGAATAATGATGGAAAAAGAATTAGAGTTTGAATGTACAGTTACATTAACGACTAAAATTAAAATCCCGTGTGAATATGTAAATGAACAACCAGTTCTTGACGATATTGAAGATATCATTGCTGACTTTGTAGATTATGATTTAAAAGATACAGAAGAAGATTATGATATCAAGTATGTAGAAGTAATGGGTTATGAAGTAGTAGAACCAGATTACGAAGACGATGAAAGGGTTGATTAAATTCATATGGTGAAATTTCGCACAGAAGATGTGCAATTAATTGAAGAATTTTTAGATTTGTTAAATCGAAGAGAAGAAGAGCATTGTCATTTATTTGATGAACGTAATAATTTAACTCGTGAACAAAATGATTTGCTCCATGAATTGGAGAATAATCCTGGGACTAAAATCAATATTACAGAAGAATTAGCACGAGTAAGAAAAGAATATCGTCAAACTAAAAATGATATGGAATTCTATTTCCCGATTAAACAATTTAGCAAAAAATATAAAGCTGAATTAGAAGCAGCTTTAGAAGAAATGAAATCAGTGGATAAGGCCCAGAAAAGTAGAAAAACGACTCCGCGTATTCGTACAGATTTGGGTCTTAAAACAACTGGTGGTCGTAAACCAAAATATAAGCGATAGCGACCTTGTATAATACAGTTGTTTCTTTTATTTTTAATTTTTTATTTTATTATAAGAAAGGAGGG